ACTTGAAGTAAATCAGTTAATTGAAAAAGAAATTACTGATAAACAATTTGAGAAAATATATTTAGGTGCAATACCTAGACCAACATTAAAAGAAGACTACGACACAGAAGAAGAAAAATCTTATGAACGTAGATTAAAAGGCTGGGAAAAGAATAAAAGATTAATTACCCAGCTTTATCTTAGTGACCGAAACAACGGGGACGCTTGGGGCGTTTTAAATGCGTTTAATTCCTACGAAATTTGGAATCATAATGCACGAAGCGTAGAGTCTTCAATGAAAAGACTAGAGCAAAAAGCTAAGAAGATTGTCTATACAGATGATTCTTTAACAAACAAAGTGAAAGGAATATTAGAAAATGTCTAATAGGACTTATGAATTAATTGGGGTGCAAGAAATTGCAAACCTTTTAGAAAAAGATAGGCAGACCATTGTTATGTGGAAACATCAAGGGAAACTTCCCGAGCCGATGACCTACATAAGCAATACGCCAATCTGGAATAAGACTGAGTTCGTCAACGATATTTTGCTTGATGATTTTATCATGACAAGAATTGCTGACGATACTAAAAGGGGATTAAGCAATGGGTAGACGAGATGTAACTAAAAACATTGAGGGCTACCCGTTAGCTTTTAGAGGCGAGTTAATCCCTGAATATTCTGGTGGGTTTAGAATTTCTAGCCAAAAGGATTTAGTTGGCTATGTCCTTATGAAATATAGAAATTCAACTAACCCTATAAAAAATTGGGAATTGAATCACGAACTATTGTGTAGTAGATTCCAACACCAAATCTACGAACTACGAAATGAGGGTTGGAAGATTGAAACAAAAAGGGGGAAAGACGCTGGTAGTTATTCTTATAGATTACTATCACACCCTACTGATAATTGGGAAGACGCCCAACAGAGTTTCGCTCTCCAACAATCTTATGAGTAGAAAACAACGTAGAAAACAAAAAAGCAAAAAACGTGGACGCAGTAATTATGGCAAAAGCCATGAGCGTATGCGTACTAAATGGAAATGAGGTAAAAATGGAAGACAAACAAAAGCTAATAGTTGGTCAATGTTCATTTAAAGGTGCAATAGATTTATGTGTTGCAGGATTAATTGACATTGATGAAATTGATAGCTTTACGGAATCCAAAACAGATATGCTAATGAAACTTGGGCAGGGTACAACATACAAGTACCCTAAAGAAGTTTCAGCACCTACTACATATAGTGGTGGTAATAGCAACAAGCCGTCCGACAAACAACTTGGCTTTATTAAAAGATTGATAAAGGAAGTTCCAAAGTCAATGGGCGATGAAGCACAAGAAAAGGTAAGCAACGGTATGTCAGGTAAGGAAGCTTCTGCGCTAATCGAATCTTTATTACAAGCTAAAGAAGATTCAAAGCCAGTAGCCAAAAAACCGACAGACGAAAATGAAGCGCCTTTCTAAATGGACTATATTAAAGCAGACGAATATTACAGCATAGTGCCTGAATGGGTAATTGACCTATTTCGGCACAAGCTGTTAGGTTGTATGCAGTTTTAAACAGATATGCAGATAAAGATGACGGGACTTGCTTTCCCGCCATTTCAACATTATCAAAGCGTATGCATACTTCTAATTCTACTGTTAAACGTGCTTTAAATGAACTAAAAAAAGCGGGTGCTATTTTGGTTGAGGCTAGATATGATAAGGAAACAAATGAGCAAACAAGTAACTTATATACTGTTATGCGAAAAAATCCGTTCATATACGAACAACCCCCGACCAAATATGAGCTACCCCCAAGTTCGTCAGAGAGCCACAAACTAAAGTCAACTAACACAAAGAATAATGGTGCAATCTATATAGCATTAGAAAACGCTATGGGATATAAGCCAACAACAAAAGTAGAGAGAAGCGGTTGGAATAAATGTGTTAAAGATTTAAGGGAAGCTGGGGCAACACCTGACGAAGTAACTGAGCGTGCGGAAATGTATAAACAAAAATTTAAAGGTATGACATTTACACCTTACGCTTTAGTCAAACATTGGTCAATGCTTGGCGAACACATTAAAGACGTACCAGTACCCCACGATTGCAATAAAGACGGTCATGGGTTTATTGATTTAGACGTCATAATGAAATGCCGATTTTGTGGACTAGAAAAAACACCACAAAAGAAGTAAGCTAAAAGAATAACGAGATTACTGGAATAGAGCCGTAAGAGAATTACGGACGGGCTGGATAATACCTCCTTTCAGTATCACGAATAGTGATGTAAATTGGGTGCCTTGTTTAACACCAGCTAATCTCATTCTTTATCAAAGTCATAACCAAAATTCTTCAAGACTTCTACACAAACATTTTCAATATCATCTAATTCAAAACTAACAATTCCTTTAGTGGAATTATCGGGCATTGAAACCTGTATAAAAGGTTTGCCCATACCTCCGAAAGCCCTATGCGACATATCAGACTGTAACTTACATTTATTAAAAAATGTTGCTATTGGATTAACTTGCTTACCAGCTTTAACTTCAACACGCAAACCTGTTGCCCAATTTTCTTCGTGTGCGTCTGCACCGTGAAACCTATTATCTTTAATACCTAATTTTTTTCGAGCTATATTTTGTTTCCTGCGACCTTTAGCCCTGTTTCTTCTGTTTATACAAGTCCTGCATTTACATTTATTTTTATATTCATTTGAATTTGGACACTTACCTGCCTGCCTTTTTTCTGAATTAGGCAAACCCATACCCGACCAACCAGCATGTCTTCTTTGTTTGTATTCTTGGAACGTTTCGTTCTCTGCGTCCCATTCTGCCCTACTTGTTGATTCTTCTTTCTGCATACGCTAATCTCTTTTCGTATTCTTCTTCAGCAGTTCCGCATTCTTCCATCTTAGTACGATAGTAAGATACAATACTTATTCGTTCAGCGTCTTCGCTGTTCATTTGTAATTCTGTATTACCATGCCATTGATGAGCATCAAAAATTAATAAGTCCCTATGTCCCATTTTAAAAGCTATTCTAAATTCTGGTAAAACAAGATACCCACCTTGACAATCGCCCTTTTTAATACAAGCTAAAGTAGATATGCCCTCGTCTAAATCTCCTTTGTCTGTATGGACGCCAGTAGGATAAGAGTTGTTAACAGTTATAGTTGTAAACGGTGTATTAGGAATTACCCAATCTTCTTTTGTTCTTTTAATAAATTCCATTTGTGCGTTATACCTTTCAGGTGTATGCTCTTTCATCATTTCCCCAATAAATTCAAACAAAGGAAACAAGCTAGAATATTTATCAAATTCTTTACCACTAAAAGCTGTAAGTCTGCAATATTGCATAGGTCCCACTGCGTCTAGGTTTCCAATAATTGCACTAGCAATAGGTTTAGCAGTATCGCTTCTAGTTCCGCCGCTACTTCTTTTTAATCTTGGTGTACCACTAGCCATACCCCTATTTGTTGTTTGTAGTTTTTTTAAACCGTGTAAAACTTCGTAAGAATCATCAGCTAATTTTTCTGGTATAGATTCTTTTAAAAATATTGCTCCAACTTTTCCATTGGGAAAACGAACAGTAGTGTCTTTAGAAATTACTAAATTATAATCTTCATCAGTTAAAATTTTACCGACCTTTTGGTCTAGTTCTTCTTGTGATATTTTTGAACGTAACCTTATGTCTATCAACTTTGACCGCCTACATCTCTCCAGCCCATGTTGTCATACGTTTCATCATATTTTTTTGCTTTCCAATGAACAACAATTTCGCCAACTATATCTCTATATTCGTCTTGCGTGTATTTACCAATGTCTATTGATTTTATTATTTCTATTAAATCTTCTATCATATTTATATTCTAATCTTTTCCCATGACATTGCTTTGTCATTGAATTTATATTCTTTAATAAACTCTATATATTTATTACGCCAATAATAAAACTTATCATCAGACATATAAGGAAAACGCAAATCAGGATAATCGTCAGGTCTATTTTTTTTCTTTAATAGTTGTGGGTATTTTTTAGATAAATATTTAGTTGCGTATTTATGGTTATCATACCGTTCATCTCTTGTTCCAAGCCCACCGCCTTGAAAGTGAACAGCGTTTGGCCACAAATAATCACATAAAAGCAATAAACCATAATTAACTAAATGCATTGCAGAAAAATGGAAATCTTCCATAGGGACAAAAGGTAAATGATAATTAAAACTATTATCTTTTTTCCAAGCGTACATTTTGCCTAAGACATATCCTCTATATCTATATTTTTTATGTGAGTAAAACCAATTTTTTGAAGTTTGAAAACCAATCATCTTAGCTCCAACTTCATCTGCATGTTTAACTATTTCTAAAAATCTTTTATTAAATAATTTGTAATCATATAAATCAAAATCATTTGCTGTTTTGTTTTCTAAAAAATTTTCTTCCCATAAAGATTGTGTTATTAAGCCCTCAACGTTTACAACATTATCATCAGCAAATAAAACCCATTCATTATCTTTAACAAAATTATCTAAATAATATTTAATGTTTTTTGCTTTAGCAGTTCCGTCATTAGAAGCTGGTATATTTGTAACTAC